TCATTTTTTCTGACCGCCAACAACCGGCACAATTTTAGTTTTCCTGTCATAAATCGCCGTTTGTCTCGAATTCTTATGACCAGAAATTGCCTGCTTCTCCTCGAGGCTTCCTTCCAGATCAGAGACACCTTTAGCCTTCAGATCGTGAAATGTGAAATCTATCTGCAGGTGTGGGTACTTCTCCTGTGCTGCAATTTTGGCTTCGCGCCAGCGTGAATTAAAACCGTCGCGAGTGTATTTACTGCCGCTGGTCTGGTGAATGACGAACAGGCTACGGATACCCGGCTTTAACGGCAGGGAACGGGCGAGGGCGACGGCAGCGCGGAGGCGTGGCGACCATGCCTTGATTTGCTTCACTCCTGTTTTCCCCTGGCGGATAAATATCCCGGTTTCCCGTATCTGGTCTTCAGTTAAAGCCAGCACATCGCTTTGTCTGGCCAGACACAAATAAGCTATTTCCATGGTGGCACGCACTACGTCCGGAGCAACATCGTAAACCGCTTTGTATTCTTCGTCGGTGATGTAACGCTCTCGGGCTGTCTCTTTGAACTTCTTAACGCCCTGGCAGGGATTGTGCTGGACGTAACCCCGCTCGTAACCCCAGCGGAATACCCGCGAGAGAAAACTCTTTTCCCGGTTGGCCTGCGTTTTACTGGCAATACCACGTTGATCCATATATCGCCGGATGTGTTCAGGTTTAATTTTATCAGGGTTAACTTTCCCGAATACTGGCAATACTTTTCCTGCGTATTTCGTATAGTCTTTTCTGGTTTCTGCCGCTAAATCCTGCCAGTCTGGAGACGCCATAAACTGCTCTGTGAGCGCCTGGAACGTTTTTCTTTCTGTCACTTCACCTACAGCTTTTTCATATGCCAGCCATACAGCGGATTGTGGTTCATTTAACCCACACAGGCGGATCCCTTTGTTGTCTTTCGTACGGAATTCAAATGCAGCCTTGCCCCGGTATACTCGCGGGGGCATCCAGCTATCGGCAGGATTCTTTCGCTTTCCGGCCATCGAATATAGCTCCAAAATCAGGTTCGTCATTTTCGTGCGTTATATCTTCCTTCTGGCCGCGGTACTTGATCGGGTTCAGGAAGTGGCCCCATGTGGTTTTAGGGTGGCCATCTGCTCTTTCCATAAAGAAGATGCCGGCCCGACGCAGCGCCTCACATTGTTTTGATTTAAGTGGCGTCCCCGTCAGCTCGATCATTTCCTCTCTGGTGATGATGTCGTGATCGTGTCTCATGGTCTTTCCTCAGCATGCCGGCTATAGCGTTGTCTGCTGCATCGCAAGCGCGCTGGATATCGGACTGGGTCAGAGTCCTCTTTCTAACGCTGGCTGATAGCCTGCCAATTTTGATATCGAATTCTGAAAGTAAAACTACACCTGGTTGCCAACGTAGCATTGTGATCTCCGGTTTATTGGTAGAACACAATGCTATCGGTAGTGATGGGTTATTTCTGATTACGCTTAATCAGGTTTTGTTTCGGTCGGAATGCACCATCTTCACGCGTTATCTTGATATTGCGGGGGAAGTGCATGCCGAGTTCGCAACGGGCCCGCGCTTCGATAATTGCGTTGGTTCCATCTGGTAAAACGACATGAACCGCATCACCTTTCTTCAGGGATAGTCTCAGCATATCAGCGTACCTGCAGTGAACGTTCGCCGATTTCAATATGGGCGCCCGGAACCGGGTTTAAGAGTTCTTCCGGGACTTCCCCACCATCTGCGGTAATCTGAGCTGCGGCCGCTTCTGCTGACTCGATAGCCTCTTTTATTGCCTTTTTGTCAGGCGCAACTACTGTCTGAACGGTCACCAATTCATCCGGGAGTAAATCAACGTTATCGATCACCACGTTGATTGCACCTTTACGGGCGGTGAAGGTGTTTTTTGCCGTTTTTACTGTATCCTGTCCGGCGGCCAGAAGGCACTGGAGAACATATTTCTTCAGGTTGGTGATCTTACCTTCGAAAGACTTTTTACGGGCGGCCAGGCGTTTGGCTTCTTCGTCGCAGGTTTTTGCCAGACCTTCAAGGTTGCGAACGTGGACGAATACCGCGTCCAGTTTGTCGCCGAGCTGCAGCTCGAGCCCCTCCATTGTATCGGCGATCATTTCAGCTGACAGACCAGAACCGTCTTCGTTTTCCAGAAGCGCCTGGAGTTTAGACATATCAGCAGCGATAGCAATTGCAGTTGTGGAAGTCATTATGCTTTCTCCTCGGCTTTATTCAGTTCTTTGATGCGGCCGTCTTTAATCGTAATGAGTCGGCGCAGGCGGCCAGACAGATAGCGTTCATGTTGCGCGTCACCGTTGGCCTGTGCGGCCTTAATGTGAACATCGATTTCACGCGCGATAGGAGAGAACACGCCGTTTATTTCGTTAACTGTCACGCCATGTGCCAGGGTGTTAGCAACACGGCTAAGTTTGTCGTCAAACTCCTGACGAAGACGTGCTGCGTCTTCTGCGGTTTCGCTGGCATTTTTCAGATCAAACTCTGCCTTGTTTTTCTGGCGGTACTCCAGATTGTCGTAAAGGCCCATGAAGATATCGCCACTGAAGCCGAGGCCAGATAAAGCCTTTTTGGTTGCATCAGTCAGCGATTTTTTTGTTGCCTCACCGTCGCAGGTGATCCCGTACTTACTGCCGTAAATGTATGGCGTGCAACCGTAGGCCGTTTCCTCGCCGCGCACACCATTCAGGATGTACCAGAGTCGCACGGTAACGACGTGATGCTGCTCGTTGACGGTATTTCCATTCCCGTCGAGCACTAACTCCCATGACGCATTGTTATCTTTCCCTTTCACCTGGCGTGTAATGGGGGCGCCGATATCGAAACGTTCCTCGAGGATGTCCACACCCCAGCCGATCCCCTTTGGCCCAAACTCGCGAGTGGCAAGCATGGTTAAATAGGTACCGTTGATCGAGGTACCGCCGCCGTTCTGCGTAAAGGCTTTAGTAAACCGTTCATCAGTTTTGAATACACGTTTCCACAGTTCTAAATTGTCCTGCCCGATACTCTGCGCGCCGGCAGACCTCATAACTTCTTCAGCGTCAGGCAGTCTTTCAGCGTGAACAATTTGCTTTGCCAGCACCTCGGCGTTATCAGCTATTGTTTCCGCTTTAGCGCTTAAATTCTCGGCTGGCTGCTGTGCATCATCAGAGGCATATACGCCATAGCCCATATCGTTGAGCGTCTCACGCGCCTGTTTGGCCTGGGTATCGGTTACCACCGGCTGTGGTACTTCCGCATTTTCGACCACGTTTGAGGCGGTATTTTGCGTTGCCTCTGGTTGTTTAACGGATCCTGTCTCTGTTTCTTCAAAGCGGCCATTTGCTTCGAGCCATGAATCAATGTGGCGGCGTAGGCTGTCAGGGAAATGGTAGGTATCTTTTGCCGGTACGTTCTGCACTACGCCAAAAATACTGTCTCGGTCATATTTGAGAATGTGCTCCGTGGTGCGAAGCGCCATTGACCAACGTTTAAAATCTTCGCGCTCGTCTGCAATGATTTTCTCAGCATCGCGAAGGTTGCCTGATAATACTGGTGCGTCGGGAGAAATCGGGAGTAGGGCGACAGCGATCTCCTGATCCAGTGTTGCATAGGTATGTTTATAACCACGTTTTGGCGCGATTTTAACGTTGGTATCAGTGCTGGCGGCGCCGAGTGAGGAATTTTGGCCTGGTACCATTTCTTCACGTTTACCGGGATTCTCAAGCCAGCGTTTTACAAATTGAGATATAGCCGCTTTGCCCGGAGTCTGGTTTTCAAAATGGGAGAAAATCCCCTGAATAAGATTATTCAGACCTTCAACATGCATGTGCTTAACTGGTTCGTTATTATGCAGAGCGCACAGCACGTTAAGGTTAAAACGATCTTCTTCTTCCAGTTCTGTATCACGGTTATTCAGGTTATCCAGATAATCCACAACCTGAGAATAAAGATGGCCATCAATTGCCGCGGCACTAAACAGCAGGACGGCAGCAAAGCGTTCGCCAGGAGAAACAGTCATCAGATCGATAACATCATCACCAGCGGGTAAATTTGATTCCCCACCGGCGGTACCGTTCGAGGCAATGGAAACCCATTTTTCACCGTCGAAAGTATGTTGCTGGGCGAATAGCTCGTCGAACTGGCCAACGGTCGGCAGCGGCTGGCCTTCTTCGTGTTCCCACAGCTTCGGTTTGAAATAGTTGTCACCGTTCGCCGGGTAAGATTCCCAGAGTTTGCCGGTGATAATGCTTTCGGCGATTTTCTTGTTTGGTGCTTCGACGGCGATCGCCAGCTGCACGGCGCCGCAGTCTTTGATAGCCGATTTTTTTGGCTCGAATAAGCCGTTGTAGATGGTCATTGGTCTTTCCTCTTGGTTGCAGGCGCAGGTCACGCGCCGGATTTAGCTAAACGGATAGCAACTTTAATCCCGGCTTTTTTCTGCTTGAACACCGGAAATTTTCCCTTTTCAGCATTGGCGTAAACGGTGCCAGTAGTAGGGTAGAACTCGACACGACGAACACCGCCGATAATGGTGATATGCATAGTCCCTGAACCAAAGTCGCTATTATTTTCGTGCTCAAATACTGATAAGCCAGCATCGATTATTTTTTCGATGAATGAGTTATTTGTCATAGGAACCTCAAAAAGGGACGTCGCTTTCTTCAATCGGAGAGTGGTCGATGCACAGCAGCTGCTGGATCTGGTCTTCAATAACGCTTAACTGTTTGTTGGCATCAGCAGATATTTGCTCTTTCTTCGCGCGAAGGGCATTCACCTGCATCCCGATAATGTCGATAGGCTCTAAAGCAGGAATGGCAACCTCTACCGTTTTGGTAGTAACAAGCACGTACGAATCAGGATATTTCTGTGACATGTCACAGGTGAATGAGTGATAAGACGTTGGTAGATATGGATTGGTTGTTGCCATAACGTAGATAGTTACGGGGATGGTAAGCGCTTCCATAGCGACTCCTTGGTGATGTATACTCAGAGCCGATCGGCGACTCTGTCGTTGGTCTTTCCTCGCTACAGGGTTGGTCCCCTGTAGCACTCCTGGCGGATTGGTCTCCGCTGGGGTAAATCAGCCCACTCCGGTGGGCTTTTTTACGCCTGAAGGTTGCTGGTCTTTCCCGGCTGTCAGGATGGTCAGTCCCATTGGTCTTTCCTCGTTACCGTGTGAAAAAAATGCCCCGGGCGCCGGGGCCAAGACTACACACAGCAATTCGCATTCGTTGCGGTCTTTCCCGCATGTCATCGTACTGTCGGCGACCCGAAGAATTCTTGCCCGTCTTTCCGGACTGTCAGAACTGTTTCTGAACAACTGCCGCGTGGTTAGTGCGTCGTTGATGTGATGGAGCTTAACCAAAGGTAAGTTATCGGTCAATGCAATTTACTTAAAAAATGTTAAGTTTGAAGGGGTGCGATTATAACTAAATGAATTGTATGGTTATTTTTTTTGTGATTTTTTTCTTGTTGCTAAGAGCTCTTCAAATAGCTTGTTAAAGCCTTCAACGCGAGACTCCAATTCATTCAAATGCCTATCTTTTTCAGATTCGGGAAGTGAATCAAATAGATCCAGAAGTTTTAACTGGCGAGCATCTAATTCTTTCGGCAATTCTTCAACGGGGAGGGGGGATTGATCTTCGTCGCCGTATAAGAGCCAGGTAGGGGAACACTTGAGAGCTTTACTCAATTTGAACAGGTTTTGCCCTCTAGGTTCTGTCTCACCGTTTTCCCATTTGAAAATTGTGACGTGCGAAACCTTCACAGCATCAGCCAGCTTTTGCTGTGACATATCGAGTTCTGTTCTTCTGCGACGAATACGGTCGTTTAGCTCTGCGTTTTTCATTGGGTTAATGTAAATTAATTTGACTTAGCTTTTGTTAAGTTATAATTTCCAAACAAACGTTAACGAAGGAGGTACCCAGTGCTAACCGAAGATGCAGTTAAGTATTTTGGCAGTAAGGCCAAATTGGCGAAGGCACTCGATGTCTCGCAACCAGCTGTTTCACGTTGGGGAACGATGATCCCTGAAAAGAGGGCTGCTCGTTTGTCACTGATGACTGATGGTGTTCTGGTCTATGACCCGAAGGCTTACCAACTGCCAGCTAAATCAGCTTAACAATCCGCGTGATCTAAATCTGATTACGCTTAATCAATTTTCAGCGACAGGAGACGCGAAGTGGAGAACCTCGAGGAACTGAAACGAGAGATATTCAGCTGGGCAGCTGAAAGCGGGCAGGAGCTGGTTGCTATCGAGATAAGCCGTATGTGGTTTCGTCTCGGTGGTAACACTGGCGTGCTGAAGCTGCACCAGATTGAAGATGCAGACGGAAATGCAGACTGGCGGGCCATCAACAATAACCGCCAACAGATTTTTCGCTGGCTGCGTGGTGAGACGAAAGCGGCCAGAACTAAAACCCAGACGCTGGCTAAAGCGATGGAAGCGGCACTGCCGGCAGAACGCTACGCGCGCCTGGACATGTCCACTCAGTATTTGATCTGCGTGGCCATACGCGAATTTGCGGCGGCCATTATCGCGTTATTGCTCGAGGCCAGAGACGGCCCGCAGCAAGTAGCGAAGGCATTGCAAGCGATGCGAGAAACACAGCGCCTGACCAGCGTTTAACCTGTACCGAGGAAAGACCAACATGCAGACAACTACAGACCGCATCACCTGGCGGAACGGCTTCCGCCTGAATGGTGAGCCTGCCTTCATGTGTGACGTGCAGGAGATTTTCGAAGAACGTCTCACTGCCAAAAAATGGGAACTCTACGAACTGCGCAAAGCCGAGCTGCGGGAAGAGAACCTCACGCCTAAAGAATACGAAAACGCCTGCCGCCAGCTGGCCGATATGCTGGGGATCTGATTATGAGTATGACGCTTATGGCCAAAGCTATGGCTATCAAGACCGGTAATCCGATTAGAAAACTGGTGCTGATCAAACTGGCTGATAATGCCAATGATTACGGCGAATGCTGGCCGTCTTACAAACATATTGCGGATCATTGCGAGTGCAGCAAAAGCGCAGTGCGCGATCATATCGATGCGTTGATTTCTATGGGCCTCCTGGTGAAAGAAAACCGCCCCGGCGTAAAAAACGGGAAGGGTAACGCGTCGAATCTGTACTGTATGAAACTTGATAACCCTATGCCGCCAAAAAGCATAGCCCCTATGCCGTCAGAAAGCACAGGTATGCCGCCAGAAAGCATACCCCCTATGCCGTGTGGCGGCACCAGAACCAGTCACTCTTTTGAACCAGTCATAGAACCTAAAGATCCCCCTTACCCCCAAACGGGGGAAAGCGACGAGCGTATTTTTTCTGATGCTCAAAAAGCGCTTGAGTTTTACAACGAGAAAACCAGCACCCGCTGCCGTGACCTTAAGCCGTTTGTGATGATGCTGACGCCGACCACCACCCGGGACGGGTATACCCTTGCAGAAATCCAACTGGTGATCCGCTGGGTGTTAGCCACATGGCGCCGTCGCGGCGATGGATTACCAAAGCCGGCGAACATCTGCCGAGTTAAACGATTCGATGGATATCTCGCTGACGCCGAGGCTTGGGCCGTGTTGGAAGCTGAGATCGACCCGGAAGCCGTCATGAGCGGCTACAACGAAATTTTTGCTGATACGTTGCCGGCGGCAGAGCTGGATGATGATCGCCGCCGGATGATTACCAGACTGGCCGCCCACATGAAAAACAAAACTACGGGCGCATTCCTGGGCTACTTCGAAAAATTCCGCGCTGACGCGTCAGATTTTTATTTCGGCGCCAACGGCGGCTGGCGCGCCAGTTTTGACTACCTGATGAAACCAGAAACGTTACGTAATACCCGGGAAGGCTCGCTATGACTCCGCAGGAACTGGAAGCTTGTGTGCTGGCCGGCCTGCTGAATGGCGGCGCCAGCCCGGATGCATTCGACGTGATCGCCTCTACGCCTGAAGAATCTTTCAGCATCGGGTTTCACCGTCGCGCGTTCTCCGAAATTAAAAAACAGGCGCTGGCGAACGGCCTGATTGACATGTTGTTTGTCAGTGAAGCGCTGGGCGGTAGCAGCCTGGCTGATTTATCTGAAATTACGCGCATGCCTGCCACGGTACCGAACCTGAAGGGTTACGCCGGGAAAATGGTTAAGGCGTGGCGCAGTCGCCGTATGGCTGAATTACTGCAGCAGGGCGCTGACGGTATCCGCCAGGCCAATAATCAGGAGCAGCGCGATCAGGTTGTCGAAAGTGCAGTGGCGCAGCTGCTGGACATGACCGGCGATACTGGCGACGTGCAGCCGGTTCACATCAGCGATTTGCTGCCAACCTACATGGAGACGGTACAGAAACGCATGGATGGCGAAGCCGGTACCCGAAACCTTAAGACTGGCATCGACGAACTGGATGATGCCACCGGTGGCATTAACCTGCAGGATTTGATTGTTGTCGCTGGCCGCCCGGGCATGGGTAAAACAGAGTTTGCGCTGAAGATTGTCGATGGTGTTACCGCTGCCGGCGGCGGGGCGCTGATATTCAGTATGGAAATGGCCGCTGCGCAAATCGTAGAACGCTCTCTGGCGGGCTCTGGCAACATGTCGGTGTCACGCCTGCGTAATCCCCTCGATATGCAGGACGAGGACTGGGCGCGCTTTACAGCGGCCATGGAGACCATGAACGGGCGCGATATCTGGATTGTTGACGCTACCGATCTCACGATTGAGCAAATCCGCGCCGTTGCCGAGACACATAAGCGCCGTTATCCGCATCTGGCGATGATTGTTGTTGATTACCTCGGCCTGATTAAAAAGCCGAAGGCAGAGCGTAACGACCTGGCGATCGCCCACATTTCCCGAAACCTTAAAACTATGGCTATGCGCCTGCATACGCCGACGTTTGCACTAAGCCAGCTTTCGCGCGCGGTGGATTCCCGCCCGGCAGGCCAGCGCCGCCCGGTTATGTCAGACCTCCGCGACTCCGGTTCTATTGAGCAGGATGCCGACAGCATCATGTTTCTGTACCGGGATGAAGTCTACAACCCGGAAAGCCCGGCAGCGGGTATCGCCGAAATCATCCTGGGGAAAAGCCGATTCAGTGCCGCCGGCGCGGTTATCTACCAGGAGTTTAAAAACGGCCATTTCCTTCACGTCGATCAGCATGTTGGCAAAGAGAAAACCCGTATTCAACTGGAGGCAGCAAAACCACGAAAACAACCGCGTAAATACGCAGAAAAATACAACACTGATGCATTTTAACCGCGCCTGACCAGCGCGATATAACCGAGGAAAGACCAATGACCACGAATTTAAATTACCCAAAACCAGTTAATCCGGATGATGGCTGCAACTGGCTACCCGTTATTTTATGGCGCATGAACGCCGGCGCCCGCGCTCGTAGTCGTTCTGTATTTGTTGCCGCACCGCGACCAGAACCAGTGCCGGGAATTACTCCGCAAAAGCCAATTAAACGCGAAGCGCCACTGGCAGCAGTTTCAGGTCGTCGCCGTAAAACCCATCTCGGTACCGTGATTTATTCCAAAGGCGAAAAAACCGTGCGACTGAGTGAAGGTGTCACCGTCTGGTCTGCCGGCGCTAACGAGCATTTCGACAAAAAAACCGGTCAGCGTGTCGGCGGGGCTGGCCGTCATCGCCTGGTACTCGACAGCGTTCGCCCGCTGCTTGCCAGCGACGATCAACCGGGTGCCGGGAAAGTTACCGCGCAGCAACTGGTCGCTGTGATGAAAGGTAAAACCCTTTCTTATCAGACCATTCTCGGCCAGCTGCAGAAACACTATCCAGAATGCCAGGTAACGATTAAAGAAATTCAGGATCGTGTATTCAGCATGTTCATGTCGAACTATGTCGGCATCACTCGCCATGACGATACGCCAGTGGTTCATTTCACGCTTAATAGCGTGGATCCCCGTTATTACGTCGAGTCAGCGAAAAACAAGAGGGTGTAAGGCATGGCCGGGCAATCAGATTACCTGCCGCCCGGCTTACCGCTCAATCGCGCCAAATGGCCGCAAGAGTATCAGCTCAAAGAGCATTACGACATGCGCGCCTCGGCACTCATACGACAGCTGTTTGAAAAGAAAGTCACTCGGCAGGCCATCGTAGAGCAGATTGCAGCGACGCCGGAAAGCTACCGGGAGTTTTTCAAAGAACGATTGAATTTTTGGCGGGAGAAAAGGACATGAAGAGATTTTTAGATACTGATCCAGACCATTACAGCAAATACGCGCTGCGCCGCTTTGCTGCGCTAGTTAACGTAATTGGCTGGTTCGTTATTTTAGCTGTGTTATGGGCTGGCTGCTCCCTGATTGAATGGGTGGCTGCATGAACCAAAAATACACCCTGATATACGCCGATCCGCCGTGGACATACCGCGATAAGGCCAACGATGGAAAACGTGGCGCCGGGCATAAATATCAGACCATGACCTTATTGGATATTTGCCGTCTGCCAGTGTGGGAACTGGCCGCCGAAAACTGCCTGCTGGCTATGTGGTGGGTACCGACGATGCCGCTCGAGGCTTTGAAGGTGGTCGAGGCGTGGGGCTTCCGTCTCATGACGATGAAGGGGTTCACCTGGAATAAGTGCGGAAGCCGGCAGACCGACAAGCTCGTTATGGGAATGGGGCATATGACGCGCGCAAACAGCGAAGATTGCTTGTTTGCTGTGAAGGGGAATCTTCCTGCCCGGCTGGATGCCGGGATCATCCAGTCTTTCACTGCGCCGCGGCTCGAGCATTCCAGAAAACCCGACTGCGTGCGCGAAATGCTGGTGCAGCTGCTGGGCGACGTTCCTCGCATTGAGTTATTCGCGCGGCAGTCGTCACACGGTTTTGATGTTTGGGGTAATCAGTGTGAATCGCCTGCGGTGGCATTACTGCCTGGATTTGCGGAATATATTGTGAATGCGCGCGTATAATTTATTTACGAACAAGAAATAGATAAGCAGGGGGATTCACGTATCCCCCAATTTTGATAGTTCAGATCATAACAGATTTTTCTTCTTTGCCTCTAAGCATATCAACTATTAATTGTATTTTTTTACAATTAGGGGAGTCTAAAACATCTGCAGTAAATAAAGTGGCATAGCTATCCCTGTCTGTGCATGGCCCATTAAGTAATGGGTGAAGCAGAGCTTTACAACTTTGATTTGTTGTACCTTTCTTCTTACCAAGCACATCTAAAAGCAACCCCTCTAAGCAAGGTTCTGAACCAACAAGGTTTATTCCTGCGCTTAAAGCTTTCTTGATATTTGCTTTGGGCCAAACGATATCAGTATCCAATAGCACAATAACAAAATCATAGCCATCGCAACGCTTACAAGATATGGCATGAGACATAACGTGTTCGGGGCCTTTCCCACCAGCTGTGACTATGGATACTTTAAATGAACCATTGGAAAATAATGATTTTAAGTGAGAGAGGAATGCTTTTTCAGCATGACCCTCTCCTACAAGTAATAGGGTTTTAGTGACGCTTCGGCGTACCACTTTCCTTTTTGCCATTGTTTAATCCTTTAAATTTCAATGTTTGGTACGCCGCCTAATGCGCCAGTAATGTATTTAGAGTAAAGATTGTCTTGACTTCTCAAGCCTTGAATTTCATCAAGTCTCCAAGCTTCACTAACGCTATCATTTTTTTCAACCAAGTAAATGTTATGTTTATTTACGTATTTAAGTATTTCTGCAGTGTGGCAGCTAAATATTAGTTGTGAAGAATGCTGGTTGATACCCTCATTTGCGAACATATCAAGTAATTCGCGAATCATATAAGGATGGAGGTCGCTATCTAGTTCGTCAATAACAGCAACTCCACCAAAATGTAATGCAGATATTAATTTATAAATAAAATAGAAGCATGCTTGAGTTCCAGTGGACTCCATGATGAAAGGGATTTTAAATGTTTCACCATTATGCTCATGTACGCCATAGGGCATAAACTTCTGCTCTAACTCTCCTGTCTTTTTATCCATGATTTCATCTTCTTTTATTATTATATCTTTTAGACCAAAATCCATTCTTGTTAAGTATTTTTTTGCCTTTTCAAATAACTCAGGCTCATGGTGGTAATATTCTGCTGCACTCAAGACCTTACCATAATTAAAGTTTGATTTTCCAAATACATTTAAATTATTCTCAATGCTATAGAAAATGTAATGCATTGCACCGGCTGTTATATTATCATCTTTCCTTCTGAAGTATGATATAGCTGATGCATTTTTAGGCACAGTTCTTAGTTCTGATACAGGGAAGTCATTTGTGTTACTTTTTACTTTGTATTCATTTGTGGTTGCATCATATTTTCTATAAAAAATAGATGAGAATAAACGGCTTGATTTGTATTTTAGCTCTTCATGTAATACCGTTTTTTTGTCGAGTTTCAAAAAATATTTAAATTCGACATGATTCATTTCGCCATCAATGAGCCTGCTATCAACAAAGCAAATCTCAATTTCCGAAGGTTCATCCATATTGCAAATGTGTGGATACATAGGCAGTGATTCGGAATTATCCATTGATTTAAATGATTCACTGCAAAACCAGCTTAAAAAAGCCAGTGGTTTAAGCATATTTGATTTGCCAGAACCATTAGCACCCATTACGGCTAATACTTTAGTTATCCTCGTATCCACCCATTGTTTGTCCAGTGACGACTCTGAAGAGTTTGCCTTAAGAGTGAGATCTACGAGCTGCTCGTCTTTGAACGAGTGGAAGTTTTTGAAGCGATACCATTTTATCATATTGGGCCCGTTTAGACTTTTTTTTGTTTAACTGGCTCTACTATTGCAGGTGAGATGATGTTTGTCCATCCCGATTCGTGCGAAAAACAATCGCTTGTGGAGCGTTTCTGTTTGCGAAGGGGGAGTTATGATAGTATAAACACTGTTTTTATATACAGTAATTTGCGGGGGGATTTGGGGTTGTGGTTGACAAGAACGATGCAGGAGTCCTTCTCCCCGATGATGGCGACGTCCTGATAAGGTGCAAAAGTGGTAAGGCAAGAAAGCTCCGTGACGTAAAGCCCGACGAGCATGTCGCAACACTTAACGCGTTGTTTGAATTAGCTAAATTGTCTGGTTACACCATTATAAAACCAGACGGGACTGTGCTATAATTAACTCGTTGGCCTGAACACCCAACACACTGTATTTCTGAGCAATTGCTGCGCTAAAGGGGAACCCAATGGCGCAGTATTCTTTTGTAAAAGCACCTGGTAATGTATTAATTCCGGCGACGCCTGACGCCCGCGAATTTTTAGAAAAAAAAGTCCGTATGGGCGGTATTTTGTATGCGGATTTTAAGCAGGCAAGAAACCCGTCATTCCACCGTAAATTTTTCGCCCTCCTGAATCTGGGATTTGATTATTGGCAACCGTCCGGCGGTGCAATATCGCCAGCCGATAAACAACTGGTACACGGTTATGTGCAGCTGGTGGCCCACTATGCCGGGCATGCCGACACTTTGCAGGAACTGGCGGATCAGTATCTCCGCGATGAAGCAGAAAAACGCGCCGGGAATATCAGCGCGGTAAAATCGTTTGAAGCATTCCGTTCCTGGGTAACCATCGAAGCTGGTTTTTATACCGAATACCAGATGCCTGATGGCACTACCCGCAAAGAACCCAAATCCATATCGTTCGCAAAAATGGACGATGTAGAATTTTCCCAACTGTATAAATCCGTATTAGACGTCCTCTGGAATTTTATTTTATTCCGCACCTTCCCAACACAGCAGGCAGCAGAAAACGCCGCTTCACAATTATTCAGCTATGCCGCGTGAGAAATATCGCCATGACCAAAGACGATAAACGCTGGCTGGAAGACGTTGCATCACTGGGTTGCGTCGTATGCAGAAATCTTGGATACGGCGCCACACCTGCAGAAGTTCACCATATCCGCAAAGGGCAGGGCATCGCCCAGCGCGCCGACCATAAAAAAACACTCCCGCTTTGCCCGGCACACCATAGAACCGGCGGACATGGCGTAGCTATCCATGCAGGGCAAAAAACATGGGAAGAAACCTACGGTACCGAATCTGAATTACTCGATCAGGTAACCGCTGAAGTGGGGGAATTACGTTTATGCAGAATTTAATTCCATCCCTAAGAGCAGCAGATAAATCTAGAAAGTGTGGTTGGCCAATGCGACGGGAAAGCATGAAATTCTGTCTGGCTCCTTTTCCCATTCTGGCGGGTGGCGATTTTGCCCCTCTCTATGCTCGCGCACGCGCGCGTTTAGGGGGATGATTTATGCCGCTGGTTGCCACATTCCGTACAGACTGGTTTCGGGTCATTACCGACCTGACCAGAAAAAACCTCACCACTCAGCAAATCGCCGATGAACTTGGCGTTTCGAAATCTGCAGTTCTCGGTTGGAAATCTGGATCAGAACCTCGCCACGGTCACGGTGAGGCGCTGATCGCTCTCTGGTGTCTGGCTACCAGCTCAGACCGTAAAAAACTCCCCACTGTGCTTTATCGGCAGTGGTGGACGTTCCGCCGCCCTGTTTTTGGTCGGGAAACTGACCAGAAGGGCAACACACAATGACGATTCACTAATTCAGGAGTGAAAAAATGGCTAGACCGAAAAAAATCATTGAGACGCCGGGGCAGGAAAAAACCGTGACGGATGAAAATACGCTAGTGGAGGAATTGCAGATGCTGAATTCCGAAACTGCGCCGGTTCCGGTTGCCGTGGAGGGAAAAGCCTCAGCGCCAGAAATTCAACAGCGTGTAGCGCAGCTGCTTGATGGTACCGCTCTTGCAGAACGTAACGCGATCCTTGCAGCTCTCAATTCTCAGGGTGCAACAATCATCGCTCGTTTTGATGAACTGGATTTTATTTCCATCAATGGCCAGCGCCTTACCGACAACCTCGAATTCCTCACCCTCGTACGTAAAGCCACTGAGGCCACCACTGGCAGCGCTGGCGCAATGGTGACGAACGAAGAGGGTAAGCCGCAGCCAGTACGCGGCGCACCTGTATTAACCGAACACGGCTGGCATGTGCCGGGCTAAGGGGTTGCGTTATGTGTGGAGGAAGTGCACCAAAAGTCGTACAGCAGGATCCGCAGGCTGAGGCCGATGCAGCAGCCGATGCAGCAGCGAAGGCCGCAAACGCCGACACAGCAGCGCGCAAGAAGCGCAAGAAAGGCTCCTCGTTGCTGGCGAGCGGTGCCGAAGGCGCCACGGATACAGGTTCTTCCCTGCTGTCTACCGGCGCGCAGGCTGCAAAAAACACCTTAGGGGCATAATCGATGGATGATCTCGCCGTAAAGCTGGTTAAGCGTGCCGATACGCTGAAAGCCAACCGACAGGTGCACGAAAGCGTCTGGCGGGAATGCTACGACTACACCTATCCGCTGCGCGGCGCGGGGCTATCCGATGAGGTGCTGGACGCACAGAGCGCGAAATCGAAGGTGGCACGACTGCTTGACGGCACGGCCACCGACAGCGCGCGCATGCTGGCGTCTGCTCTCATGTCCGGCATGACCCCGGCAAACGCACAATGGCTGAACCTCGACAGCGAATCGCTACCGGATGATGCCGCCGCGTGGTTGTCTACCTGCGCAACGCTGGTATGGGAAAATATCCACGCCGCTAACTTCGACGCCGAAGGCTACGAGGCTAATCTCGATGTGGTATGCGCCGGCTGGTTTGCGCTGTACATCGACGAAGACCGCGAAGAGGGCGGATTCTCGTTCCAGCAGTGGCCGCTGGCGCAGTGCTACGTCACATCCACCCGCCGCGACGGCATCGTGGACACGATTTATCGCCGCTACCAGCTCACCGCAGAGCAGGCGATTAAAGAATTTGGCGAGGATAAGGTCAGCAAAAAAATACGCGATGCAGCCGCCAAAAAGCCGGATGACAAATTCGACTTCCTGCACTGCATTTTTCCGCGTGAAAACTACGTGGTGAATGCGCGCCTGGCTAAAAACCTGCGCTTTGCATCGTACAACGTGGAAGTGAGCGGCAAGCTCATTGTGCGCGAATCCGGCTATCACGAATTCCCATGCTGCGTACCGCGCTGGATGAAAATCCCCGGCACGCCGTACGGCATAGGCCCGGTATACGACGCGCTGCCAGACTGCAAAGAGCTGAACGAAACGAAACGCATGGAGAAGGCCGCGCAGGATCTGGCTATCGCCGGGATGTGGATTGCGGAAGACGACGGCGTGCTTAACCCGCGTACGGTCAAGGTTGGCCCGCGCCGCATCATCGTGGCAAACAGCACCGAAAGCATGAAACCGCTGCTCACTGGCGCCGATTTCAATGTGGCATTTACCGCAGAAGAACGCCTGCAGGCGTCTATCCGCAAAATCATGATGGCCGACCAGCTGCAACCGCAGGACGGCCCGGCAATGACCGCAACCGAAGTGCATGTGCGTGTGGCGCTGATCCGCCAGCTGCTCGGCCCGGTCTATGGTCGATTCCAGGCTGAATACCTGCAGCCGCTGGTAGAGCGCTGCTTTGGCCTGGCATTCCGCGCCGGTGTATTCCCGCCAGCGCCGGATAGTCTGCAAAACGCAAATTTCAACGTGCGCTATATCTCGCCGCTTGCCCGCGCGCAGCAGCTGGAGAACGTCACCGCTATTGAACGTTTCGGTGCGAATATTGCGAACCTCGCCAACATCGATCAGGAGGTTATCGATCTTCTCGATGCCGATGAAGCCGGTCGTGTGGTGGCTGATGCGCTCGGCGTGCCGGCTAAGGTTGTTCGTACTTCCGATGCGGTCGCAGAAATTCGCGAGAAGCGCCAGAAGGAACGACAGCAGCAGGCAGGGCAGGCGCTGATGATGCAGGCAGGTAGCGAAGCGGCAACCGCCGCAGGGCAGCAGGCAGGCGCAGCACTGGGCCAACGAGTAGCGGGGGGCTAATGGTTACTAAACAAGTATCACCGGCGGATTACAAACGCATTTTCGAGGAAATGCCTGGCGGGCCGCAGGTGCTGGATGAATTAACGCGCCGATTTGGGCGTGCGGCATACGTCCCCGGCGGTACCGAGGGCGATCGCGAAACCTGTTACCGGGCCGGACAACGTGCCGTGCTCGATTTCATTCTGATGCAAATCAACCGTGCAGATGGAGTAAACGACGATGTGGAAGATTAAACACTTGTTCATGAACGCCGAGCAGGGCGCCGAAGCGCCAGCAGGCAGCACAGGGGGCAATGATGGTGGCAATGGCGGTGGTGCTGAAAATCCGGACGCTGGTAATCCTGCTGGTAATTCATTACTCAGCACCGGCGCGGGCGAACCGGGCGCGAATGACTGGATACCTGAAAAATACCGCGTTATGGGCGAAGGTGGAAAACTCGACATTGAAGGCTCTGCCCGCAAATTGGCTGATGCTCACACGTCGCTTGAAAAGCGCCTTGGTAGCGTCGGCACGCCGCCAAAAACTGCTGATGACTACGCCCCAGAGGTAAAGGCCGAAGGCTTTAACTGGGAAGAATTCAAAGCTGACCCGCGCATGCAGTCGTTTATGAAATCGGCGCACGGCAAGGGGATCACCAACGACCAGATGAGTTTCATCATCAGTGAGTATGCACAAATCGCCCCGTCGCTGGTTAACGGTGCCGCGGAACTTGATGCTGAATCTGCTACCACGCAGCTGCGCGAAGTCTGGAAGACTGACGCCGAATTTAACAAGAATATCGGCCTGGCTTTCCGCGCGTTCAATTCCCTGACCGATGAAGGTGACCGCGGCCGCATCGATGAAATCGGCAATAACCCGATGGTGATCCGCATGCTGGCGAAAATCGGTGCGGAAATGCAGGAGGACGCACCGGCTGGCGCCGACAGCAACCCTGCAGAGCAGCAGACCATCCGCGACCTGATGAAGTCCGAAGCATATATGAATCAGAAGCATGCCGACCATGAACGCGTATCTGCACAGGTGAAAGCGTACTACCAGAAGCGTTACGGCGATCAAACCGTAGCGTGACATGTCACAACTACGGTCTGGGCCACTGGTCTTATTGCTTATCAAGCAAATCGAGGCCAGTGGCTGTTATAAAGGTTTGCATGGTATCGATAAGCCAACGACCTTCGCCGCGTTTAGGGTTGTCTATCTGCAATCCATCCTCATCAGTATATGCGTAATGAATGTCTGAGGATATCAGTCCTTTTTGATACATATAGAGAATGTGGCCATCAAGTTTATCCTCGCCATAAGTCCTTAATAATTTGGTATATCCATCAGTCATTAATGGGTGGGGATAAAAATCTTGCAAATATTTTAAGATATCGAAACAAACCTTTTCTTCAATTTTCAT